GGATAAAAGTAGGCAGTAGATTACTTACATCGGCTGAGGAAACAGCCACTAACGAAGGGACAGGGACATGAATAATTTTTTTACGCGGGACGAATTAGCTCAGTTTGGCGCTGTAGTTTGGGATGAGTCACTTACGCAGTGGAACTCAAAGAAAACTGACGTTTATCATCACGTTGTTGCGGTTATGAAGGCGGAAGGCGATAACACCTACAGGGCGATGAAGCGGCATTCAAACGGTCAATTTGAGCTTGTCAGTGGCGAGCGTACTTTTGACGATGCCGTCAATGTTCTAATGAAAATGTTTAGTGATAGAGCCGCATAAGCGGCCTTTTTGCTGGGGGGCAGATGAGCAAGCATTCGGAGCAAATGACACTGACAGAGGTAGCCGCAGTTATGGGCATATCACGTCAGCGTGTAAAGCAAATCGAAACCGTAGCCTTAGAGAAGTTACGCAATAATCCAAAAGTGAGGGGTTTGTATGAAGGAATTATCAACGGACGCATGGGCAGTAGTTCTAGTGGGCATGATTTTATTGGTGTTCATTCTGGGGATAGTAGGGCGCAGTGATTACGACGATGCGGTAGCGCAACAGGACATTTACTGCGAATTTGTAGACTTATGGGGGCAAACAAATGGTAGGGACGGCCATCCTGACTTTAGAGGGATTTACGAAACGGCTTGCACAGATGGACAGTGATGAGATTGAGGACACCATCATTGCAGTCAAGGCAGCACACGCAATGGCTAACCGACACAGGGAGGACATGGCTATACTATTCGACTACAGCATAGTGCCACTCAAGGACAACGACGAGCCACCACTAGAAATAGTCAGGTACAAATTTCCCGCGTAGAGACGCATTGCCCGCACCTAGCGGGCTTTTTTTTTACCCCAAATAAATGGGCGTTATTTATTGTCCGCACGCTAATCGCATATATTGGTATAATATGCACGGGGGGACACTATATGTTGCAAACGGTAACTATAGATTGGCGGCCCGTAGTACAGGGCAGTATGCCAAGGAATGAAGGCACTTACCTCGTCGCATTTGACGACGGGGCAGTGGAGACATACCCCATGTCAAACCAAGACATTAAACGCGGAGAAGTAAGAGACGGGCAAACACATGGCCTCTATTGGGCCGAAGGCTTACCGTCACCTTTATAAAATATGAGTCTATCAATCGACTATTTATCAACGGCTGACCTGTTGCCGTATGCAATGAACTCCCGAACTCACTCTGATGACCAGGTGGCGCAAATAGCCGCAAGTATCAAAGAGTTTGGCTTTACCAACCCCATACTCATAGACGACGCCGCAGGCATCATTGCGGGGCATGGTCGTCTTATGGCAGCGAAGCGTTTAAACCTTACAGAGGTCCCGACGATTACCCTTGAGGGGCTTACAGAGGCGCAAAAGAAAGCCTATGTGATTGCCGACAACAAGCTGGCACTGAACGCGGGCTGGGATACTGAAGCACTGACGGCAGAGCTTAAACGCTTACAGGAGCTAGACTTCAACCTTGACCTAATCGGCTTTGACTCGGATGAGCTTGCGCAACTGCTAGAGCCTGAGCAGGTAGAGGGACTCACCGACGAAGATGACGTACCTGACGTACCTGAGACGCCTGTAACGGTAGAGGGCGATATCTGGGTGCTAGGCAATCATCGGCTTATGTGTGGCAGTGCGACTGACCCTGACGACATTGAAAAGCTGACGCAGGGTGATTACATCGACTTAATACACACTGACCCTCCATATGGCATGAATGCCGTAAGCAAGTCAGCCGTGCTGTCGAAAAACTATGATGGCGACATTTTGGGCGATGACGATGCAACGGTGGCTAAAGACGCATTTACGCTCATTTATTCGCTATACCCAAATGCCAAGCAAATTTGGTGGGGTGCAAACTACTACTGCAGTGCATTGCCTGACAGCGAGTGCTGGCTTGTGTGGGATAAAAACAACGGACAAAGCGACCAAACAGATTGTGAGCTGGCATGGGCAAACTTCCGCAGTGTTGTGCGCCAATTTACGCAGGCAAGCGAAAAAACTAACAGGGTGCATCCCACGCAGAAGCCCGTGTCGTTGATGGAGTGGATAATTAAGCGATTCAATCTTAGCGCCCGAACGATTGCAGATTTTTTTGGTGGCTCGGGGTCAACACTGATTGCGGCAGAAAAACATGGCATTGACGCATATATTATGGAGCTTGACCCTAAATACTGCGACGTGATTATAAAACGCTGGCAGGATTACACAGGCAAGAAGGCTATACACGCCGACACAAAGGAAGCCTTTAATGAGTAAGACGGGTCGCCCTGCTAAGGTATTAGACGATGACCAACTGCGTGAGGTAGAAACCCTTGCGGCTGTACTTAACACAGACCAAATAGCTGACTACTTTGGCATATCACGCACGACGTTTTACGAAATGCGTAAGCGTGACGACCGCCTTTCCGAACACTATAAAAAGGGACAGGCTAAAGCCATCGCGGGCATTGGCTCAAACCTCATCAGCCAGGCTAAGTCGGGCAATACGGCGGCGGCTATTTTTTACCTAAAAACACAGGCAGGCTGGAAAGAGACACAGCCAGAGGCACAAGACTTGCCGCCCGTCGTTATTAAGCTGACACGCGATGATATTGACGAAGCCGCAGACTGAGATATTCGACGACGGCACACGGTTTCGGGTAGTCGTAGCGGGTAGGCGTTTCGGCAAGACATTTCTCAGCACGGCAGAGCTATTAGCTAGGGCGCTACAACAAAAAGACCAGCACGTTTGGTATGTGGCTCCAACGTATAAGGCTGCAAAGGAAATAGCGTGGGAAATGCTGATTAGTCAAATACCGCCTGCCTATATATCGAAGACCAACGAGACTGCCCTGACCCTTAGCCTACTAAACGGCTCAACCATATCGCTCAAAGGCGCTGAGAAGCCTGACAATCTACGGGGGCGCTCGCTAGACTTTGTCGTTCTTGATGAGTTTGCCGATATGCGACCACAAGCGTGGTACGAGGTGCTTAGACCCTCACTTAGCGACAGGGGCGGCTCTGCCGTCTTCATTGGGACGCCAAAGGGAAGGAACCACTTTTATGATTTATACGGCAAAGGATTAGACGGCGATGACGGATGGAGTTCACATCAATACACCACGATTGAAGGCGGAAATGTTGCACCGACAGAAATTGAGTCAGCTAAAGCCGACCTGGACGAACGAACCTTCCAGCAAGAATACTGCGCAGCCTTCGTCAACTACAGCGGAATCATCTACTACGGATTCAAGCGAGAAGAATCAGTTGCAAGACATACCGACAATCTCGGTGTCATACACGTAGGCATGGACTTCAACCTCGACCCGATGAGTGCGGTACTCATGACGCGCAAGGGCGACACGCTCCATGTATTCGACGAGATAGTCATGTTTGGTAGCAACACCGATGAGATGGTTGCAGAGCTTCGCGAACGCTACGGAAATGGTACAATAGTGATATACCCTGACCCTGCGTCTCGTCAACGTAAGACAAGCGCAGGTGGAAGGACAGACTTGTCCATATTGCAAAACGCGGGTTTCGAGGTACGCGTCCGAAACTCACATGCGGCAGTAAGGGACAGGATAAACGCGGTAAATAGTCGGCTACTGTCTAACGATGGCGTCCGACGTTTATACGTTGACCCTAAGTGCAAAAAGGTGATTGAGTCATTGGAACGCCACACCTACAAAGAGGGTACGAGCCAGCCTGAGAAAGACGGCTTTGACCACATGAATGATGCACTTGGCTATGCGGTGGAGTATCTATTCCCAATTAGAAAGGCGAACGCGCCGCAATCCCCGCAGAGGTGGACGTAAATGTATTACGAAGATATCGAGTACCAGCACCCCGATTATGAGAACAACGTAGACCGATGGGAGTTCTATCTGCGTAGTTACATGGGCGGGCAAGACTATCGCGATGGCTCGTATCTAACCAGCTACCTCAACGAAGACAAGAACGCATATAACCGACGCCTGGCACTGACACCACTAGACAACCATTGTCGAAACGTCGTTCACGTCTACAGCTCGTTTTTGTGGCGTGTACCACCTACCCGCAACTATCAACAGATGGAAGGCAGCGCAGACCTTGAGGCGTTTCTTAAGGACAGCAACCTTGACGGGCAGAGCTTTAACAGCTTCATGCGTGAGGCGCAGATATGGTCGAGTGTGTACGGCCACGTCTGGCTCATGCTTGATAAGCCGCAGTCGACAGCAGGCACACGGGCAGAGGAGCTGGCGCAAGAGATACGCCCCTATGTCACGCTAATCACACCCGAGAACGTCTACGACTGGAAGTACGAGCGAATGCCTAGCGGTCGCCATGAGCTGACCTACATGAAGGTGCGCGAGTCAGTAAACCGTATCGACGGCACAACGACCGAGACGTATTTCCGTATCTGGACTCGGGAAACAATACAGCTTGTTCGCTACCACGGTGACGAGGCTAACGTCGTTGAAACCATCGACAACCCTATCGGCAAGGTTCCCGCAGTACATTTACCGTCTAACCGCTCAGTAGTTCGCGGCATCGGCATCAGTGATATTAGCGACGTGGCCTACATGCAACAGGCTATCTATCAAGAGCTGTCAGAGATTGAGCAACTTATCCGCATCTCTAACCACCCGACACTAGTTAAGACCTACGACACCGACGCTAGTGCAGGTGCTGGCGCTGTAATCAATATCAGTGACGACATGGACGGCGCACTTAAGCCGTACCAGATGCAACCAAGCGGCGCTAACCTTGACGCTATCCGTGCCTCTATCACTGACAAGATTGACGCTATCAACCGCATGTCGCACATGGGTGCAGTACGTGGCACAGAGGCAATCACGCAGTCAGGCGTGGCAATGCAAACAGAGTTCCAGATGCTCAACGCCAAGCTTTCTGAAAAGGCCGACATCTTAGAGCTGGCCGAGGAGCAATTGTGGCAGTTGTGGTGTACGTGGCAGGGGCATGACTTGCATGAAGTAGAGATTAGCTACCCTGACAGCTTCGACATTCGTGACTACGAAAGCGAGTTGCGCTACCTGCAACAAGCTAAGGCGTCAGGCGTGCGTTCTACTACATTCGCACAGGCTGTCGATAAGCAGATTGCAGACTTGTTGCTCGATGATGAAATGCTTGCACAGGCACACACTGAGATTGAGCAAGGACAGCAGGCACTTGGTGACTTCACGGCAGTAGCGCCAGCAGATGAACAGTGATGAGCTGATAGCAGGTCTAGGGGGCATCTCTGACCCGCACGAGCGTAGGCTGTCTCGTGCTATTGCTAACCTAGAGTTATGGCTA